CGCTCTTCCGATCTATCACGGTTCCACTTAGGTAAGGAACTAAAACCCACATCTAACGCGGATTCTCATTGCCTACACCAGCAGAAATAGATGAGCAGGTAGAGCTTGAACGAGAACAAATCAGACAAGGTCTAAAGCTCTTACAAGACAACACAAAAAAACTAGAGGAAAAGAACTATGCGAGTGCTTCTGTATACGGAGTTGTGTCTATTGATGACGTGCTCCCTGCTGTGGTTGCACGTATTCAGGACACTGCAAACCGGGTAAACGAAGGGAAGACAGCCCGATCGTTTGCTCACATCCGTCAATACTTAGCGGATTTAGAGCCTGAAGCAGCTGCAGCTATTGCACTCAAGGTTATCTTCGATCGTGTGTTTAGCTGTAAGCCTCATCAGGCTGTAATCACAAACATCACTGATGGGATTGGTACAGCCATAGAAAACGAGTGCATGATGCGTCATTACGAACGCAGCGTGCCTGGTCTACTCAAAGTCATCAAGGACAACTACTTCCACCGTTCAATCGGAACACATCAAAAAGTCAAAGTCATCACGACGTTGATGAATCGGTACGACGTTCCGCACTGGAGAACCTGGGGAAGAGTAAATCGAGTCAAACTTGGCGGATGGTTAGCTGATTGTATTTGTGAAGTTAGTAATTACTTTGAAAAGACCAAGATTAGAAAGGGTCGTAAGACTTACTTGGAATTATCTCCCACACCTGCGTTTTTAGAACGTAAGGATGAGATCATGATGCAGGCTGAGCTTTTTAGTCCATTGGCTTGGCCGATGCTAATCGAACCAAATGATTGGACGACAAAGGGAAAGCACGGTGGTTACTTGCTTAATGAGGTCATGCGCGGGTATGACATGGTCCGGCGGGGCGGTCCGACCCGTATACAGGGGGAAACACCTGTCGCCTTTTTGAACAAAATTCAAAAGGTTGCCTACACGCTAAATCCTTTCATTGTTGGTGTCGCTGAGACCCTAATGGAGAGGCAAATAGAGGTAGGTAAGTTCATTCCAATTGTTGAGATACCTCTTCCACCAAAGCCACCTGACATCGCTGACAATGCGGAAGCACGTCACGACTACAGGCGACGAGCTGCAGAGGTATGTAACATCAACGCACAAGCATTCAAAAAGTCATGTCGTACAAGAATGACAATGAATGCGGTGGAAAGATTCAAGGATGTAGAGAAGTTCTTTATTCCTTGGTCATTTGACTACAGGGGTCGGGCTTATCCGATCCCTGCTTTCCTTACACCACAAGACACAGACTTCGGTAAGTCATTGCTGAAGTTTCATGAGCAGTCATTCATGACACCTGAAGCGGAGCAATGGCTGGCGTTTCAGGTAGCTACAACCTACGGCTTGGACAAAGCTCCAATGACGGAACGGTTGTCGTGGGTGGCTGAAAACGAAGATCTAATTACACGTATTGCCAAAGACCCAATTGGAAACCTATCAGAGTGGGAAGGAGCCGATGAACCTTGGACTTTCCTTGCTGCCTGTGATGAATACTATCATTGTGTCATCAACTGTGACCGTCATTACACTAACTTGCCTATCGCTGTGGATGCTACCTGCAGTGGGCTACAAATTCTTGCCGGATTGGCGAGGGATGCCAGCACAGCAAAGTTAGTCAATGTTCTACCTAGTGATCGACCACAAGACGCATACAAGGTTATAGCTGAACAAGCTAAACCACACGTACCGGAACACATTCGTCCTTATATGGACAGGAAGACAACAAAACGAACAGTGATGACTGTTCCGTATAACGCTAAACCTTTTTCTAATCGTGGCTACATCCGTGAAGCATTGAAAGAGAAAGGGTTAGATGTAGAAAAGGAAGATCTAACTGCTGTTGTCAAGGCTGTTCGTGATGCCATGGATGTCATTGTCCCTGGTCCGATGCGAGTCATGAAATGGATAGAACAAGAGGTGAGCAACGCTATTGACCGCGGGCTTCAAGAGATAACTTGGGTTACACCTTCAGGCTTTGTTGTAAGACAGAAGCTAATGAAGAAAGATGTAAAACGGATTGAGTTGCAATTACTAGGTAGTTGCAAGGTTCACGTCGCTGAAGGTGACACCGATGAAGTTGACAAGAACCACCACAAGAATGCAACTGCACCGAACTTAATCCACTCTCTTGATGCGTCACTTCTACATTTATCTGCAATACGGTTTGACGCACCCATTGCTCTAATACATGACTCTGTCTTGTGTAGAGCTACTGACATGTCTGTTCTGTCTGCAATTGTTCGTGAAACATACATGCATTTGTTTGCAGAGCACGACTACTTAACGGCTTGGGGTCATCAAATTGACGCTGAGTCTGATCCACCGATCATTGACACACTCCAACCTGAGTCAGTGATTGAATCTACTTATTTCTTCTGTTGATGTCTTATGAACTCAGCACGTCCTCCTCCCGTCAGGAGGCGTGCAGCCTCGTATTGGGTGGACTTGAGTCACTCCGTAAAGGTTTGATTCTGTACCACGAACTGGGGCTAACTACCAAAGAAATCTACGCTGACCTCAAGGCTGCTGGCTGGGATAAGTCACTGCGTGTATTACAGCGACACCAGACAGAGCTAAGAAAGGAAGGTCTGCTGCCTCAATCAAACAAGGCAGCAGGTCCAATTCAGCGAGAGCAAAACAGATTTGATGCCACTTTTGGCAACAAACCTGTGGAAAACTCTACATCAGCCTTAACACAGGTCGAACCTAAACCGGCTTCGACTTACCTATCCGCTCCCGTACAGCAAGCACCTTTTGAAGGCTTCGTACGTACATCGGAACTGTATAACCAACTATCTACCCAACTTTCTGAAATAAATGAACTCATCTACCAAAACCATGGGAACTTCACCCACGATGAGTACAAGTCGCTATGCGGCACAGCATTCCACATCTACACCAACTTACGTACCAAGTGTGATCACTTGGAAAAGCTTAAACGAGATCGAACGGATGCACTCGACGTTGAATCCATTCAAGTTTGATGAACATCTTGCATGGGAGCAGTCACTGCGGTCGTTGGATTACTCGGCTGTCTACCGTGGTCATGACAATGCAACTATCAATAAGGCTATTCACCATCAAATCAAAGGATTGATTGACGCAGGGATTTTGCCTAATGATTGTTATCTTGGACGACTGCCCTTTGCTGGTATCACCCAGCTCACTCGTGCAGCAATCAAAGTACCTGTCAGTGCAATCAAGCAAAAGGAAACTGAGATTGAGTTTTGGTGTATGGAAAGGGATGTCAACCCTGAAGAGCTAATCAAAGTGTTGAAGTTTGCTGCTCTCAACGCAGCTAGTAACGGCCACGTATTTTTTGAAAGTATTACTTTGTCGAAGGGTTTAGAGGTTTTGAATGCTCTACCTTCTTCTGTACGGACTGATGTCCTGACTAATCGCCAACTGTCGCAACGATTTTTCTCCGCTGCGATCAACTAATCCACTAAGTCAATTATTAATGGCACGAACCACATTTGTTACACCCGAACCTGTTGTCCTTGAGGGCTATCAGGCTGTGCTGCAACCGTCTAAGTTTGGCTACTCATTGAAAGCCGTTGTTGATCAAGACATGATCGACAAGCTAGAGGACGACAGAACTGACACCCTTAAATGGGCTGAATCAAAGCTGAAGAATCCAAAGCGTTCTGTACTTAAACCCGAGCCTTGGGAAGAGGTATCCGATGGCAAGTACACGGTCAAGTTCAGCTGGAACGAAGAAACAAAACCTCCTGTTGTTGACACTGAAGGTACAGCGATCACTGATGATCGCACACCAATTTATTCTGGAAGCAAGGTTAAGCTTGCGTTCTACCAGAAGCCATACATCCTCAAAGATGGCGTTACTTATGGTACGTCTCTTAAGTTGGTTGGTGTCCAGGTTGTTACTTGTAATGGCCAAGCTGGTGTTGATACAGGTGATATGGCACCGGAGGACGTTGCAGCATTGTTCGGCAAGACGCAAGGCTTCAAGGCCAATGAGCCGAACGTACAAGTAAATGAAGAGGATGACTTCTAATGACACCCATCTACGAAACACACAACGAAAAGGCTGAACGCCTGAATGGACGCCTGGCAATGCTAGGTGTCATGGCTGCGCTAGGTGCGTATGCCTTGACTGGACAAATTATCCCCGGAGTTTGGTAATGCCACAAGGACCTGGAACATACGGCTCAAAGCGTGGCCGTCCCCCCGCTAAAAATGGAGCAGCAAAGCTGCAAAAGAAAAATCCAAACATGCCAGCTGCTGTTGCAAAGGCAATCTCTAAAAACATGAAGAAGAAGTAATGGCGCACAAAGGTAAAGGATCTTGCGGCAGTAAGAAAGGCGGCAAGGGAGGATACAAAAAGTAATGGCTAAGAATGTCAGCCTGAAGATCGGCAAGCACAAGTCCCGTACCGGAGGGCTGACAAAAGCTGGCCGTGAAAAATACAATCGTGAGACCGGCTCTAATCTCAAGGCTCCACAGCCTGGTGGCGGTAAGCGTAAAAAATCTTTTTGTGCTCGTATGGGTGGCGTAAAGGGTCCGATGAAGGATTCCAAAGGCAGACCTACTCGTAAAGCACTAGCTCTTCGTAAATGGAAATGCTAACTATGGCTGCAAAGAAAGGACTTTATGCAAACATCCACGCCAAGCGCAAGCGTATCGCTGCTGGCAGTGGAGAAAAGATGAGGAAGCCTGGCTCACCTGGCGCACCAACTGCTGCAAACTTCAAACGTTCTGCTAAAACAGCTAAGAAAAAGTAATGCCTGATAAAAACAAAAACATCGTCAAGGCTTTCCAGGAAGCTTTTCGTGGACGTGTGATCGGCGCATCTAGTGATGTCCGTAAAAAACAAAACGATGCTTATAGAAAGCTTCTTGGTAAAAAGAAAAAGTAAGAAACGTACGTTCATCCCAATGGGACGCATGTCGCCTGATCATGGAACGGGGGTCAGGTACTTCATTGTTAATCATGCCTACAGTCGAACTTCGTCAACGGGTCCGTGAACAGCAAGCTGCTCGTCGTGAGCAGAACCTGAAGTATCGCGGCGTTTCTTATATCAAAAAAACTATTAATGTAGATGGCATTCAGATCCGGGTTGGAGGAGAAGGTTGCTGACCTTCTCGTAGACCTAGGTGTCAAGTATGAATACGAAAGCACCAAGATCCCATATGTAATCCATCATTCCTATACGCCAGACTTCGTTCTTCCAAACGGGGTCTGGTTGGAATGTAAAGGATATTGGGATGCTGCTGATCGTCGCAAGGTAAAAGCTGTCAAAGAACAGAATCCAGAGATTGATCTGCGTATGGTCTTTCAAGCTCCATATAACACTATTACTAAAAAATCAAAGACAACGTACGCCAAGTATTGCGAGAAGCTTGGCATTCCTTGGTCCACATGGACTAACATTCCACTCGATTGGCTTACATGACAAGCGAGTTTGAGCGACACATACCATGTGAAGAATGTGGTTCATCTGATGGCAACAGTCTTTATACAGATGGCCACACCTTTTGTTTTGTTTGTCACACCTGGAAAGGCGGAGACAACACTGTTCACAATCACACACCTAGCACCTATGTACACCGAATGGATCCAAGAGGATTTCCCAGACGACTGTCAAAACGAGGAATCAGTGAACGAGTATGTGAAGAATACGGAATCCACGCCGATGGAGAACTCCTATGCTTCCATTATCGAGACAGCACTGGACGTCTTATTGGAATAAAAACTAAGACAAAAGACAAACAATTTAGATATGAAGGGGAGACAGACGGGTGTTTCTTCGGCCAACACATATTCCGTAAAGCAGGTAAACAAGTTGTTATTACGGAAGGTGAGCTTGATGCTGCTACGTGCAGAGAGGCGTTACCCAATTGGGAAATGGTCTCACTACCGTCAGGTGCGGCCGCGGCCAAAAAATCAATCCAAAAAAATTTGGAGTGGTTACAGAACTGGCAGGACATCGTACTGTTCTTCGATAACGATGATGCAGGCCGTAAGGCGACGGAGGAAGCGGCAAGCGTACTACCACCTGGCAAGGTCAAGATCGCTGACCTCAAAGGCTATAAGGACGCTTCAGACGCCGCTCAGGACAATAACTTGCAGGCGGTTAGAGAAGCTATTTGGAATGCTCAGCCATACCGACCTGACGGGATTGTCGATGGCAAGTCTTTACTTTCACTTGTAATAGAACCACAACAACCCTGTGCATATGATTATCCATTCATCGGACTACAGTCAAAGCTTCACGGAATCCGATACGGAGAGCTTGTCACAGTTACTGCAGGAAGCGGTATCGGCAAGTCCTCATTCTGCCGGGACATTGCAACTCGTTTACTTCAAGAAGGAGCACGGGTTGGTTACTTGGCTTTGGAGGAATCGAACAGAAGGACTGCAATTGGATTGATGTCCGCTGCCTGTGGCAAAGCTTTCCACTTAGGCACACATACACATGAAGAATTATCGGCTGCATTCGATGACACGTTGGCTAATTGGAATCTCTTTTTGTTTGATGGCTTTGGGAGTTATGACCCTGACGTTATTTACAATAGGATTGAATATCTGGCATCTGGCCTCGACTGCAAAATTATCTTCCTTGATCATCTTTCCATCCTTCTTAGTGGCTTGGATGGCGATGAAAGACGGATGATAGATACAACAATGACACGCTTACGTTCACTTGTAGAACGTACAGGAATCTCGCTATTCCTTGTGTCCCACTTACGACGACCACAAGGAGACAAAGGCCACGAAGATGGAGCAACGGTATCACTTGGACAACTGCGAGGTAGTCATTCAATTGCACAAATATCTGACGCAGTTATTGGACTCGAAAGAAATCAACAGAGCGGACCTGAACACGCTGATACAACTGTGCGAGTCATCAAGAATCGCTATTCAGGGGAAACTGGCATCGCGGGAACGCTGACTTACGACAAAGACACTTGCAGATTTAATGAGCAACAAGAATTTAATCCTACGTCAGATTTTTAAAGCTGAACAAGAGGCTTATCTGAAGAAGCCAAACCCTCCTACTGAAGAGATGGTACGGCGAGCACAATTCAAAGACAAAACTTACATTTGGAAACATGCTGGTGTTCGACCTGGAGACGGACGGTCTCCTCAATGATGTTACCTGCATCCACTGTTTGGTCATCTACGATTCTGAAGCTGACGAAACTTATGTCTACAACGACAAGGGTTCTGAAGAACCGATTGTTCGTGGCATCCAACTACTAGAAGACGCTGATGTTATTTGTGGTCACAACGTGATCTCTTATGACATCCCAGTTATTGAGAAGCTTTACCACTGGTTTATACCTACTGCCTTAGTTGTGGACACGTTGTTGTTGTCACGTCTGTATCACGCAGACATGATGGCAATTGATAAAAAGAGAAACATCCCCCGTATGCCAGATCAGTTATATGGCAGACATTCTCTCGAGTCATATGGCTACAGGCTGGGTGAATACAAAGGGTGCTTTGGTAAGACCACAGATTGGAAAGAGTGGTCACAAGAAATGCAGGATTACTGCATACAAGATGTAAACGTTACTAAAAAACTATGCGAGCACTTCCACCCTTACCTGAGTGGGTCGCACTAGAGCACAAGGTAGCAACCATACTCGCTAAACAAGAACAACATGGCTGGTATTTCGATGAACGGTCTGCATGGCAACTTGCATCGACTCTCCAACAGGAACTTCAAGATCTTGAAAAAGTACTTCGGGAACAACACCCTTACGTCGCAGGAAATGAGTTCACTCCAAAAAGAAATAACAAAACTAGCGGCTACATCGAAGGAGCACCCTTCACACGACTCAAAGAACTAAACCCTACATCAAGGGATCACATCTCATGGATATTGCAAACGTACTATGGTTGGAAGCCGACACAGAAGACAGCTACTGGGAAACCTATCGTAGACGAAGTTATTCTGACCGAGATTGGATCAGAGATTTCTACGATGTTTGCGAGATGTTTGACGGTAACGAAAATGCTTGGGATGCTGTCGAACGGCGTGAACGCATGGCTGAAGCTGAGTACGAAGAATAGGATCCATCATCACTGTTCTATTGCTACAGCTACTCATAGATGCGCACACCGTAAGCCAAATTTATCGCAGACCCCGAGTGATCCTGAGTTCAGGAAGTTGTTTACAGCTACACCTGGACAGGTGATGGTCGGTGCTGACTTGAGTGGTATTGAGCTACGAATGTTGGCGCATTACCTATCTCGGTATGACACACACTTTGCTGATGTTCTGCTGAATGGTGATATTCACCAAGCCAATGCAGACAAGGTCGGTGTGTCAAGACGGCAGATCAAGACAATCACATACGCATGGTGCTACGGCGCTGGTGATGAAAAGATCGGCCACAGTTATGACCCACAGCTGTCATCTGCTAAGGCAAAAAAGAAAGGCAAAGAGATCCGCAAAGCATTTGTTGATGCTATCCCTGGTATGTCAGATCTACTGCAAGCTATTGATGTAGCAGCTAAGCGTGGATCAGTGAGGTCTATTGATGGTCGTGTGATCACTCTAGATAGCCCACACAAAGCATTGAACTTCCTATTGCAGTCATCTGCTGGTGTTATTAGCCGCAGGTGGATTGCTATCACCCACGATAATTTAAATGATTTACAAATTTGTGCTTCTCAGCTTGCTTACATTCATGACGAGCTGCAGTTTGAATCCTCTCCAGAACATTCAGAACAGCTCGCAAGAGTCCTTGAACTCAGTGCAGCAGAAGCTGGAGAATACTATTCCATCCGTGTCCCCATCGCAGCTGAATCCAAAGTCGGCGCTAACTGGTCGGAGGTTCATTGAATGAAGCTATTGGTAGACGCAGACTTTATTGTCTATAAGTCCTGCGCTGCCGCTGAAACAGAAATTGATTGGGGTGACGATGTCATCCTTGTGACTAGTAAGTTTAGCGAGGCGTACAAAAATGTTCTAAAAGAACTACATAAAATTAGAGATCAATTCATTTGGGATTCACCAGAACTGATCTTGTTCTTTAGTGACTCAAAGAATTTTAGGAAGAAAATTTATCCTGCTTACAAAGGACATCGAAATCGTAAGAAGCCCTGTGGGTATC